ATCCTTGGGTTCACAACTGTTATGATACGCAGGATGTTTTAAAATCTTATGATAGAGTTTTGGGGATCTCCGGATTAGTTTTCGAAAACATTGTTTTCGTCAGTTCACTCGCTGCTTTTGACCGTCTATAGTATCTCCCCCTTCTGTGGCATGAAGTGTTGCATAAAAACGTCCTCATATGGACCTACTACATTTCTAATGAATAAATCCTCCAAGAAAACCCCCCTTTTAGTCAAACCCAAGAAATCCAAGCAGAGAAGACCCGAACAACAAAAGCCCCGTAAAGCTCGCTCCGCTCCACAGAGACCTGACATACAATTGTCGATGTGTGCTGCAAAGTACGCATTGGCGATAACAGATCCTTGGAACCCGTCAGCAGCCGGCGCTTGTGTCCCATCCAACCCGACCCGACCAACCCGAAAAGTATGCGCATTCGCAAGAGGCGTGGTTACTATCGGTGGTACCGTCGGACAATCTGGATATGGATTCATAGCGGTATCTCCAACTCTTTCAAACAACGCCCCGGCAATCTATTACTCCGATAGCACGTACGCAGGTACAATAATCCAATCTACCAATCTGTCATCTGTGGCAGGTGTTCAACGAATGTCGATCGGCACTTTACCTTTCACCAGTTCCCAACTTACAACAGAAGATTCAGCCTTTTATACGACTGCCGTCCGCGGTAGAATTGTGTCAATCGGTGTATCGCTCAAGTATGTCGGGACAGAATTGAATCGTGGTGGTCGCGTAGTTTGTTACACCTCCCCAGATCATCAGAATTTGGCTGGGTATGATTTAGCCGCTTTAGGAGCTAAGAGTGAAGCCGAATACAGCACACCAAGTTATGATAGAGAAAAATGTTGGATGGTCGATTTTGGCCAAAAGGCAGAAGAGTTAGACTTTTGTGAAGCATCCCCCAATGATTCTACATCAGTTGCCCTTCTAGAACGTGTCTACCCCTTTTCAAACGGTGAGAGCGTCACGTCTAATGCCGCCGATGTCAATGCCGGAGCCGTCACAGTGGCTGCTCTGATATATGGCGTTGTCGGCAACACGTACGAGTTCGAAGTCGTTGAACATGTGGAATACATTGGTAACCTAGCCGAACCCGGATACACCGAAAATTTGTCAGATCCAGATGGTCTGGCGATGGTTCAATCCGCAGCCAATAGAGCCCAACGCGGGCGAGTTGCGTCCGGCGAAAGTTTCAAGAAGACATTTAAGAAGGAATTGGTTAAAATCGCTAAGGAAACTGCTACAACTGCCTTACTCAAAGGAGGAGCATTCCTACTTGCCGCCCTCTAAGTCCACCCCCTGTGGCACCATTAACTTGTCGGGCAGTTAATGGTAAGAGCACCGCAACTCATTAAACTGCGGGCCTGTCTCTCCAGGCGGTCATGGACACCTACGTTCACCCTCTGACCAGGTTAATAGTTATCTTCACTTGGATTGCAAGTATTCTAAAGTATTACGACGTCCACTCCGGACACATACTTTACTTCTAATGGTGAAAATCTCTGCATATCGAAAGGTAAAAGAGGCTTACAACATTAGGGAGGGCGAATCCCTAGGCGAACGTGAGTATGATATGACCTACGTCAAAGAACGTAAGTCAAAACAAACCACAATCAAACAGGAAATTGCCCAAAAAGATTTTTCTATCCAGGTTAAAGCACGCAAAATCAAAAAGTCCAAGCCGTATATGGGACAACGTGTACTTTTTCCGCCTAAGAAAGTCAATATACCTGAACGTGGTGTTCGATTTAACTATGGCAGGACTGATGCCTGTCAGAATTTTATCGAAGAGATGAGCGAACTGGATAGATATGGATATCCAGTTACTTCTGTGCAACTGCACAATCCCCAAAATTTCGAGCGCTACTTCGCTGTTGTTTATGAATTCTTCGCTAAACACAACGAGCGGTACTTCGGGGATCATTTGGTGTGGCTACTGTTCCACGCCGAGTTCATCTACACCTACCTTCATGTTATGTTTAGTGCGCCGGTTTCCCTAGACGATTTTATCAAAAGTTGTTATAGGGTTAGAACGAACCGGGTTCAAGCGATCATCAGTCGTTTTGGACCTGGTTTTCTACCTCGTGGTTACATCAATGGTAAGAAACTTGATGGCACGAAAATTAAACTTTTCGTGCATAGAATCCCTTCTGCCAATCTCTTAGCTGCTCAAAATTCTTTCATTTCACGACATTATGTAGTCGATAGTTATGTTGGATACAAAGCAGCCTTCTCCATCCCCAAAGTTGTGCCCACTTACAAAATGGTCGAAAGACCAATAGTGAGTAATGCTCAAAGGCGCAAACAGTCTAAGCCGGTCGTCAAGTTTTACTCTACCAACCCGAAGGAACAGGTGAAACAGCTCGCTAACCTTAAGAAGACATCCGTGGCAAATCCGCGTATGACAGCTAAGGATAGGGGGAAATTGAAGGTCCAGCCAGACGTCAATGTTGTCAGAAAGGATTTTGAGCCCCTTTCTAACAAGGAGAAGAAAAAGAGTAGACAGAAGTCTCGCGTGAAAAACTCTGATGATCCGAATTCTGGTTTGGGGAAGGTTGTTTCGTCCAATAATAAAGGAGACGGTCCAGGGGAGGCCGAAACAATCATTCGAATCATCACGGAACATCCCGGTTGCACTGCGGTGCAAATCGTTAAAGCAACCGGGCTGGATCGCAGTGTTGTCAACGCTTTTTTGTACTCTTCCCCCTCAGTGTACAAAAAACAAGACAACAAAGACACTAAACCCACTTGGTTTATTAATGGAGTCGAGGTTTGTAGCGCTCAACCCCCTGTTGTAACTTATCCTATCACACCACTCAACCCCAACAACCCTCTATCAGAAGAGGCTGATATGACCAACGTCTTCAGTTTCGTGCACGATAATCCGGGTTGTGAAGTTAAAGATGTGGCGCGTGCATTGCACATTGAAAAGAAACGTGTCAACAGGTTGTTGTACGCCCACCAACACTTGCGTTATGAGCAACACCATCCTAGTAAACCCCCAAAATGGTTTGTAATTTCTGCACAGCTTAACGGAACTCATGGCGAAGTCACGGGCGAAGACGACCACCCTAAAAAAGTGGGAAGAGCATCCGATAAAATCATCAAAAACCTCGAGTACGCTATTAAAATGGACAGGGAACAGAAAGGGTATGAGCCGCTCAATCCAAGACGATTGCAAGTGGCCGTGCATCATTCTATAGCTGAACACTTTAATGTAAACCGGGAATGGAATGATCGTGAGAAGCTCTATTGTCTAGCAATTGTTGAAAAAGCCATATCTGAGGGTACCATTATCGTCTCTCATATCACTAACGTATCAGATTATGTCGTTGAACGGGCGCGAACCATCTTCCAAAACTTGAAGAAGGAGAACTTGTTCACTGGCTGTGACCCCAGCAACACATTTGACTGGTTGAATGATCCGTTAGAAGATATGGAAGCGATGATGCCACCTGAAGTTCCGCGTGAACAGGCTTTACCACCCCCGCCTATACCTCCCGATCCACCACCCGAACAGCCGGATCCACCACTGGATCCCGCTCAACCTGAGGGGGACGACGATGTATATACACCTCCGCTCCGAGAATTTGGCCTAGACGTTCGACGCTACCCCATCGGTTACGTCAACGAAGTAGGACAAAGAATGGGTGGTGCACGAGTTCAAAAAACGAAATTCGGCCCACTTCTTCCAATCGCGAAGAAGAACAACCCATATGACGGAGCTTACGAGGCTGATTTGCGAGGAGTGTGCAAAACCTCTTGTTTCCCCAGATGTCATTACGATCCTTCTAGTTTCCCTCGAAACGAAGAAGAGGCGTCGACATTTAGATCCTATTACCATTGCAAGCTCAAGGCCAGATACGTGTGCGAACACTTCAAAGTCTGTGGTGATGCTAAAAGACTTAGCTCAACATATGATGTAAGAGTTATTCGACGACACCATCAAGCCATGATCGATTTGAGGCAACAGCGCTTGCGCCAAGCTTTGATCGAACGCATTGGGAATCGTGGTTTGGGGAACAATATTGTTTTCCGCGGTTGTGCACCAACTTATAAACCGTTGATTTTTACGAAGATGGAGGAGCCAACTCCCACAGGTACGAGCTCAATACCTGTTGGTTTTATGCCCCTTACTGAAGAGCCACCACCACCCAAAACATGCATATCTATGGTCACCAGCAAATACGCATTGAACAAATATGGCTTGTTCATCTTGCGTGATGGAATTTGGCAACAAACCAAATTTGCTGGAGGTTGTGGACATACGTTCAAAGGTCTAGGTATAACTCCCATTGAGAGCCAACGTCTCACTGGGAACTACACCGAAGAACTTGACAACGTGTACACTGTCGGTGGTGAGCACTGTGTATTGTTGAACCCAATTATGGAAATAAACGATTTTGTTGTCTCTAGCACCCCGTACGAGTGGTTCAGTAAACTCCGTACGCTGCGAGATGAATTTGGTAGGCCTGGATTCGTGTATAATGGGTACACGCGCCATTTTGGAAAGATATTCGTGCACCGACCCCTTTTAGATATTCTTCGTAAGCGTATAACAGCGGGGGTTAGTGATTTAGTGTACAATTCCATTTTTGGTATCGCGAATGACAATTGCGATAATCCCGAACTAGCACTTCACACCTTCTTATATTTCGTCGAAATGAAGGTGGTTCAACAACATCGTTCTGTTTCCAACGTTGATGCGCATTCGAAACATCTAAAGCGGAGATGCTTATACTCATACCCCACGTCCGGCGTCAGCGTCGACATGTTCTCTAACACTTACGACAGGTCAGCACAGGGCAATGTCGTATTTACTACCAGAGATGAGTGCCATAAGAGTCTTCGCATGGGTATCACGAATGTGCAGAGGGATTATTATACAAACTGTTCGCCGGAGTACGGTAGTTATGATAACCCTGTGAATACCTACGGCGGTATGTTGGAACCTCTCTCCCCTCAACACGAAGTTGACATGCAGAAACGTGGCGTACTATTCTCTGATCCGTATATAAAGTTTGACTACAGTGAGAGTAATGTCTCCGAGTCATGGCAGAGTGTTGGTGGTGGTTTTGCGACTAGTGTGAAGGTCATTAACCACAATTCAACACGTCAAGCTGAGATGGCTCATAGCCGTCTACTTTTTTCCAGACCAGATGAAATAGAACAGCGCCTACGTGCTACCATGTATTGGAAGGAGGTTTTAAACATGTTCAATTCGATACAAACAACCAATAACCCAGATTGGAACCCTGATTCTCACATTAGACGACTCGTGAAGGATATAAAGAGGAAAGATCCTCAATATTGCGGCAGTGACCGCATTTTTGATCATCTTGAATCTGAAACCTCTCTTGAAGGACCATCGCTCCTTCAGGCGTTCATACAAGCCTGCGTGCATGACCTGTACGCCAGTTTGGTGATACCCGAAGAAGAAATGCGGAAATTAGATTCTGTCCAGGCACTGGAAGATTATATTGAGATGATTGGTGCGAAGTTGCCTCTACGGAGAGGCTTAGTACAGAAGATTCGGGAGATGGCAACTAAAGACGTTGAATCCAAAGTCAATGTCGTGCAGTGTAAACCCCACGAATTCCAGAAGTATAAGATAAAGGATGGAAGGCCAGTACTTAAATATGCTCGTGATGTTGTAAGTATCACCAACGAGGATTGGATAGCTGCTAAGCCTGAATTAATCGCTTATGTGAAGAAGTCGTTGGAAAGTGAGGTTAGAGTGACCATCGGTCACAACAATGGAATCTGGGAGGTGCATGCATCTCTCCAGAACGACGCAGATTTGTTTGAGAGAATCTATACGATCCCACAGGATATCACTAGATCGCAAGGTCGACTGTTGTTCTCTAAGGTCGGAAAGAATTTCTTCTACAAAGCGGTCATTAGTTCCACTTCACTACCAGAGATTTCTGAGGTATTAGACCGCATGCAGGAAGCTGTTGTGCAGTCTGGCGACGTGTATGTCATCACACATGGAGATGATCAACTTTGTCTTGTGTTCAACGACAATCCGCGAAGATATAATGGTCAAACCGGCCATGTATGGATTGAAGGTGATATCAACGACAATGATGGCTCTCATGTTGATGATTTCTATCGCTTAGATTACCTTACATTTGCCGTTAGAGGAGAAATCCCCATCAAAGCCTTTAGTCAGCTCGCAAACCCCCTTATGTTGGCGAATCCTAACGCTCCGTCACAATACGGTGTTTTCAGAAGGATCCATGGAATGCAAATGTGTTCTGGATCTGTCCACACTACATATGGAAATTCGAAGATGTCAGCGAACGTCGGGTTAACTCTCTATGTTAACGAGGGTGACGATTATAGCACGATCGCAAAAACGGTCGGTATGAACGTCACTTCCATCACTGGGGAGTTGACAGACGTGACCTTTCTATCTAAGAACTTCTATCATGATGTGGACAATGGAAACCGAGTGACAGCGTATACAGATCTCGCTTCCTTGTTGAGAAAGGTGGGAAGGTGCACCGGTGATGTTGAAGGTCGCTCGCACATACCATGTGATGTTCGTTTTGATGATCATAATGAAGGCGTTGTTAAAGGTTGGGTTCACGAACCTGACTCTTTGATAATTAGGATGATGAGGAGAAGGTACATTGATGAGAAACCTAAGCACGTGAGAAGCTTCGGCTACCATGTGACGATCCCAGTGTTACCAACATCCATCTTCGACCGTAAGTTACGCCCAATAGACATGGCCATCATACAGCACTACTACCCACGAGACCCCGAAAAGGGTTTCACCGACTACTCTAACCTGGTTGATTCAGTGGCTTCATCGGATACCTACGGGGTCCTCATCAAGTCACCATTCATCGATCGGATAATGGGTAGACGGTATGGGATGATACCAGTGATCACGTAAACTATCCTTCCACCACTCCACCTCACGGCCCCCATCCTACACCACACCAATCGATCATGATATCCCACAACTGCTGTCCACACCAACCCTCTTAGCTTCAGGAACTAAGAGTCACCCATACTGATTTCCCCCACTCCAAACCATTCACACGAAAATGATAAAATACGCCCTTCCTAATACTAGCAACATTAGGACCCATTCATGCTGTTTCCTCATCATTCCCAAAAGAGAAAACTTTTCAAATCTGCTCTACTCCGCCAGGTCTTACGGGCCTAAAGGGC